AACGCGCCCGCCAGATTGCGGGCGAGGCGTACTACGAGGGTGTGCAGGACATTCTGCGCCGCCAGCGTACCGTCATTGACGAAAACGGCAAACTCAAGGCTGTGGAGCATCTGCCAAACAACCGCTTGATTGATAACCAGTTTGCCAAAATGGTGGATCAGAAAACAAACTACCTGCTGGGCAAGCCGTTTTCATTCGACACCGAAAGCGATGCCTACGGCGAGGCGCTTTCCAGCGTGTTTACCCGCAAGGTAAAGCGCATGATCCGCATTGTGGGAGAAAACGCCTACACAGGCGGCAAGGCGTGGGTATATCCCTACTACGACCAGCAGGGCAAGCTGGCGTTTACCCACTTCCCCGCCTACGAGGTGCTGCCGTTCTGGGCAGACAACGAACACACCGATCTGGACTGCGCCGTGCGCCTTTATCCCGTGACCGTCTACGACGCCACCGGCGAGGCGCAGGTGGTCAACAAAGTGGAGGTGTTCCACGGCGGCGGCATTGACCGTTTCGTATGGGAGGACGGTATCCTGTCCCCCGACCCGGACGCGCCGCCCACCAGCCATGCGGTTGTGGTGGTAGACGGCAAAGAAAAGCCCTACAACTGGGAGCGTATGCCGCTGGTATGCTTTAAGGCGAACCACCGCGAAACGCCCCTCCTGCGCCGCGTGAAGTGCTTGCAGGACGCGCTAAACCTTATGCTGTCCAACTTTGTAAACAGCATGGAGGAGGACGTGCGCAACACGGTGCTGGTAATCCACAACTACGATGGCGAGGATTTAGGCGAGTTTCGGCGCAATCTTGCCACTTATGGCGCCATTAAGGTGCGCAGCTATGACGGCAGGGACGGCAGCGTGGAAACGCTGGAGATCGCTGTCAACGCGGAAAACTTCAAAACCGTGCTTGATCTGCTGAAAAACGCGATTATCGAAAACGCGCGAGGGTTTGACGCAAAGGACGAACGGCTGAACGGCTCCCCTAATCAGCTAAATATCCAGAGTATGTACAGCGACATCGACCTGGACGCCAACGAAATGGAAACGGAATTTCAGGCGGCATTTGAGGAGCTTTTGTGGTTTGTCAACCAGTACCTTGCCAATACGGGCGCGGGCGTGTTCGACACAGAGGATGTGTCCGTTATCTTTGACCGCGACATTTTGATCAACGAAAGCGAGGCCATTGACAACTGCGTGAAATCGGAGGGCATCCTGTCCAAAGAAACGGTTGTTAAGGCGCATCCGTGGGTAGACGATCCGCAGAAAGAACTGGAACGGTTAAAGCAGGAGGAACAGGACGCCGTTGCCGCTGATCCCTACCGCGCCGCCTTTGTGAACAACCGCACGGCTGTAACCGGCGCCGGCACGGAGGGCGGTGAACCGGATGGCGACGAATAACGCAGAATACTGGGCGCGGCGCATGAAACTGCTGGAGGAGGCGCTTGCCGATCAGGGCTTTGACTACGTGCAGAACCTTGAAAAGCAGTTTGACCGCGCTATTGCCCAGATCGAAAAGGAAACTGCCGCATGGTATCAGCGGTTTGCCGATAACAACGGCATCTCTTACGCCCAGGCGCGCAAGTGGCTGACGGCTGACGAACTGCAAGAGCTGCACTGGACGGTTGAGGAATATATCCAGTACGCCCAGGACAATGAACTGTCCGGGCAATGGATCAGGCAGCTGGAAAACGCATCCGCAAGGGTGCATATATCCCGCCTTGACGCCCTGAAACTGGAACTGCAACAGCAGGTTGAGCGGCTTGCGGGCGGGCAACTGGACGGTATAGACGCGCTTGCAAGGCGCATCTACACCGAGGGGTATTACAAGACCGCCTTTGAAATCCAGCGCGGCGTAGGCGTGGGCTGGACGCTCCACGCGCTGAACGAGGACGCGATTGCCAAAGCGCTGTCCCGACCGTGGACGACGGACGGGCAGACATTCCGGGATCGGGTATGGACAAATAAGACCGCGTTATTAAACAGCGTCAATCAGCACCTGACCCAGATGATCATACGTGGCGAAAGCGCACGGAAAACCATAGACGCCCTTGCCCACGACATGAACGTGTCCAAAAGCAAGGCGGGGCGGCTGGTTATGACGGAAAGCGCATACTTTTCCTCCGCAGCGCAAAAGGACTGTTTCAACGCGCTGGGTGTGGAGCGGTATGTGGTTGTCGCTACCCTGGACAAAGACACCTGCGACATCTGCGGCGATATGGACGGCAAAGTGTTCAAAATGAGCGAATACGAGGAGGGGCTGACCGCCCCGCCGTTCCACCCGTGGTGCCGCTGCTGCACCGCCCCGTGGTACGAGGATATGCAAAACCTCGGCGCCCGCGCTGCACGGGACGGAAACAACCAGACGTTTTATGTGCCGCGCGATACGACATATAAAAACTGGATGGCGCAGGCGGTACAGACTGCACCCGCTGCGCAGAGCGGCGGCGCGTTGAATAATTCACAAAATCCTGCTACAATAACGGATATAGTGGAACGTGCTACAGGGGCAAAGAAAGGAACGCCCCTCGACCTGCAAACGGCCGTACAGGGCGCAAACCCGAACTACACCACGGGCGGCGCCCCGTACCACGTGAATTGCCAGCGGTGCGTACCAACCTACGAAATGCGCAGGCGCGGCTATGACGTGATCGCAAAGCCGAAACCGACCGCCAACAATACGGTTTTGTGGGGATCGGAGCCTTTTGCAGACAGCGCGGGCAACCCTGTTTCCTACACGATGAACCAGACGGAGGCGGCGGTAAAACGCGAACTGAAAAACGCCCCGGACGGCGCACGGTACGGCATATATGTTGCCTGGAAAGGGCGCAACAGGGGCGCACACGTCTTTGTTGCTGAAAAGCAGGGCGGCGTGGTGCGCTACATTGACCCGCAGCCCGGCAGGCTGGACGCGTCCGGTTATTTTGCGCTGGGGCGCCCCGGACAGTTTGGCTACCTGCGCATGGATAACCTGGACCTTACCGCAGACGAAAGCATTTTGCAGGCAACAATGGAGGTGAAACAACCATGATGACAGTTGCACAGGCAAAGAAACTTGCCGCCGATACGTACAGCGAGTACCCGATTGCGGAAATTCTGGACATTGGCGACCGCTGGGCGTTTTCTTTTGACAGCGGCGATCCCCCGCTCCCTGGTATTCCTACGGTAACGGTGAACAAGGAAACCGGCGAGGTGGGCTGGCTTACCATCCCGCCGCTGGAAAACCTGGAACTGCTGAACGCAGGCAAGGTTGTAACAGAATAACAGCATTGTTGATCAGGCACCACGCCCTATGCGGCGCGGTGCTTTTTCATACCCAAAATACCGCAGGCACAGCGGAATACAAGCAGGTGCGCCGCAGTGCTGGGACTGGCCAGCGAAAAAAGGACAGCGGCAGAAAAGGAGGACACTATGGCACTGGAATGGCTGAAAACAATCTTGGGCGATGGGTACACGGAGGACATCGAAAGCAAGATCGCGCAGGAAATCGGCAAGGGCTTTGTTTCCAAAGCCGATTTTAACGCAGTCAAGACCCAGCAGAAAAAGCTGGAGGACGACCTAAAAACCCGTGATACCCAGCTGGAGGAACTGAAAAAGGCCACCGGCACGGCGGATGAGCTGACCGCGCAGATCGCCGCCTTGCAGGAACAGAACAGAAAAGATAAACAGGCACACGAGGCAGAGGTTGCCCGTATCCGGCTGGACGCGGCTGTGGATAAGGCGCTCACCGAAAGCGGGGCGCGCAACAACATTGCCGTAAAGGCGCTGCTTGCGGCGTTCCTGAAAGACGCCAAAGTGGGCGAGGACGGCTCCGTAAAGGGGCTGGCGGCAGAAATTGAAACCCTTGCCAAAGGTGAAAGCACGTCTTTCCTGTTCGACAACACCAAAGGCGCGGTAATTAAGGGCATGAAACCCGGCGAGGCCGGCGATGGCGCCGGGTATGGGGGCGAGGTCAACCCCTTTGCCGCAAAGACTTTTGACCTTGAGGCGCAGGGCAAGCTGTTCCGCGAAAACCCGGACGCGGCCCGTGCGCTTGCAAGACAGGCCGGCGTAAAATTCGTATAACTTGAAAGTGAGGTAATTTACTATGGCAAAAACCAGCATTTCTGACGTAATCGTGCCGGAGATTTTCGCGGCTTACGTCATTAAGCAGACCAAAGAACTGTCCGCGCTGATCCAGAGCGGCATCGCGGTGCAGAACGACAAGCTGGACGACCTTGTAACCCAGGGCGGCAAGCTGATCAATATGCCGTTCTGGGCGCCGATTACCGGGGACGATGAGGTGCTGTCCGACAGTGCCGCGCTGACCCCGGCAAAGATCACCGCATCGCAGGACGTTGCCGCCCTGCTTATTCGCGGCAAGGCGTGGAGCGCAAACGAGCTTGCCGGCGCCCTTGCTGGCAGCTCCCCTATGGCGGCTATTGGCGCACAGGTTGCCGGTTGGTGGGCGCGCAAGGAGCAGGCGGTGCTGATCTCTATCCTCAACGGCATTTTCGGCTCCGCGTTGGCTACCACCCACGTGAACGACATCAGCAAAGGCACCGGGGACGCGGCCGTTATCAGCGGCAACGCGATCCTCGACACAAAGCAGCTGCTTGGCGACGCGGCAGATCAGTTTACCGCTATTGCTATGCACAGCGCGGTGTACACCACTCTCCAGAAACAGAATCTGATCGCTTTTATCCCTAACGCGAGGGGCGAGGTGGACTTCCCTACTTATCTGGGCTACCGCGTTATTGTGGACGATGGATGCCCGGTCAGCGATGGCGTGTACAGCACTTATCTTTTCGGCGCCGGCAGCTTTGGACGCGGCGACGGTGTGCCGGTTGATCTTACCCCTGTGGAAACTGACCGCGACAGCCTTGCCTCGGACGACATCCTGATCAACCGCCGCGCCTTTGTGCTGCACCCGTTCGGCGTGAAGTTTACCAACACTACCGTGACCGGCGCAACGCCTACCAACGCGGAGCTTGCGACTGCCGCCAACTGGGCAAAGGTGTATGAGGACAAGGCCATCGGCCTTGCGCTGCTCAAGCACAGAATTGCGCCTAACGCCGGGGCTTAACGGGAGGTAAGGATTATGGGACTTTCCGCTTTTAACCGCGTCCGTGAACAGCGGGCGCGGGAGGCGGCTATCGCTGACAAGGAGGCGCAGAAAAAGCAGGCGG